TATAGACGTTATTTATTGGGATTTGCAAACTAATTTGTTTAGGTGCCATAAAAAAATTAGCGGAGTTCCGGTATTAACTAAAGAGCTAAAGGCTAATAGTATAGAAGATTTACTGGAAAAATTAAAAAAAGGAGTATAATATGCCGTCAATAAACAAAGTGATTTTAATCGGACATATAGGGATGATTAATGAATTACGAGTTACCAAAACAGGGAAAAAAGTTATAAACTTTACTGTAGCTACTAACAAAAACGATAATGTGACGTGGCATAATATAGTTGCATGGGACAAATTAGCGGAAATGTGTAATAATATGCATAAGGGCAATTTGGTATATATAGAGGGTTGTTTAAATAATAATAAATGGCAGGACAGTGAAAACAATATAAAATACAAAACCGAGATAAATGCATTTATTGTATATAATTTGAGGCATAAAAAAACAAATGATGCTGAATCAGAATCCCAAGAGGAAAGATCGGATAATGGTGACCTGCCGTTTTAGGCTGGAATTTTGATTATATTAATTTTAATATTATATTATATATAGGGGTTATTATGATAAAAAAATATAAAAATAAAGCAATAATGCCGGAAGATATGAAAAATAAAAACAAAAAACCAAAACATATAATCAGAAAGAACAATAAAACACACAATAACAATAAAAATAATTAATATTAAAAAATAAATAAAAATAATTTATAATGATTGATAATTGTAAAAAATATGACAAAAAAAAATAATCAATACCGAAAAGGCAAGCTCGGCGCGCCCGGAACAGAAAAATATAACAATGTGGTTGAGATGCTGCATAATAGCAGCATTGATGCTGTTATGGAAAAATACAGCGTAACACGTCAGGCAGTACATCAATTTAAACAACGTGATGATGTATCTGCGATATTAGATAAATTGGCAGAGGCTGAACGGTTAGAAACTATACGGACAATAAAGGCAAGCACAAAATATATCGCAATGAAATTATTAAAAATAGCGAGCAGCGATATTGAAATAGAAACTGCCCGCAAGGCTTGTATGGATTTACTTAAAATGGCCGGAATAGCTGAATCAGAAAATAATATAAGCATAAATAATATTAATTCTCAACAAAATTATAAACTCTCAAGAACCGAGCTAAATGATATCAAGACGTTTGTATCAGAAATTGAGAAGAACGGCTTGTGCGACAAGCAATAAATTATTTGCAAAAACATACCTGCCAAAACATTTTAGTAAGCCGTTTGCAAAACTGCATTTAGATTTGTTTAATCTTGCCGATAAAAAAATAGATTATGCCGTGCTTGCCGCTCCACGTGAGCATGGGAAATCAACAACGTGCAGCCTATCAATACCGCTAAAGCATATATGCTTTGGTACAAAAAAATATATAGTGCTAATAGGATCCTCCGAGACGCTGGCAAAACAAGATTTGGCGACAATAAAAGAAGAAATAGAAAGCAATGAAAAAATAATCGAAGATTTTGGAAATTTGCAGGGGACAAAATGGAGTGAAAAAGAAATAATTACCTCAAATAATATAAAAATCGTTGCGATAGGATCGCATGAAAAAATTAGAGGACAAAAAAAGGGAGAGAACCGGCCGGACTTAATTATTGCTAACGACATAGAGGACGATGAACACGTAATAAGTAAATATCAACGCAATAAATTAGAGATGTGGTTTGACAGAGCAATACTAAATTTAGGCGGTGATGATTGTGATTATATGCTAATAGGAACAATACTGCATTTTGACAGCCTAATAGTTCGGAAACTAATTCTATCACAAGAGAATAAAAATATATATGGAAAAAAATACAGCGCAATAGAAAATAATAAACCTATATGGCCGGAAAAATGGCCAATGGAAAAATTGATTGACAAAAAAGAAAAAATTGGCAGCTATGCGTTTGAAAGCGAATTTCAAAATAACCCGATTGACCCAGAAAACCAGATTTTTAAAACCGAGTGGCTACAATATTTTGACCCGACAAAATACGACATATATGCACATAATGTATATGCCGGAATGGACTTATCTGTCCCATTAGAGACAAATAAGTCAGCAAAAAATACCGATTGGACAGTATTGGTAAATATTTTTCTTGACAATGACGGGAAAATATATATATTTAGTATAGATAGACAGAGATGTACGCTAAATACACAGTTGTCCATACCTATGAAATCGTATGAAAATTACAAACACAACAAAATAGGAGTTGAGCAGGTGGCATATCAGCGGGCATTTAAGCATTTGCTAAATCAGGAATCTCAAAAAATACGGCAATATATCCCTATTACCGGAATCAACAACACAAAAAACAAAGAATCACGAATCGGCAGTTTGCAGCCGTTGTTTGAAAACGGAACGATATTAATTAATAAAAACATGAAAAATTATAACGAATTTGAAAACGAATATCTGCAATTTCCTAATGCGGAACATGATGATATTTTAGATGCGCTTGAAATGGCTGTCGCTGTTGCGAGAAAATCTCGAATAAATATAAGGGCATTATGCTAAAAAAAATATTACATAAAATTCTGCCTAAAACATTTCCGATTGTTTTAAAAATCAATCCTGTTAATTTAATGGGCTCATCTGTTTTTAATAAAATGCAGAGCAATATAAATACAGAAGAATTTCTGGAAAGCTATAAAAAATATGTTTGGATATATGCCTGCGTTTTTGAAAAAGCAAATTCAGTTGCACAGCTGCCGTTTAGAATATATGACATGAAAAGCGACAAAAAGGAAGTTACTGAAGATGAGAGGTTCGGGGTACTGCAAAACCCTAATGATCACATGTCAAGATATGATTTATGGGAGAGCTGGATAAGTTACGTAGAATTAACGGGTGAGTTCTGGGGCGAACTATTAAAAAATAAATCCGGAACAAGGGTAATGGAAATATGGCCGATACGACCGGATTATATGACACCTGTAATTAATGACGAGGGGCGGATAACAGGATATAAATTCGAGAAAAACGGAAAGAAAATTCCATTTGATCTTGAAAAAATAATATACTATAAAACATTTAATCCTACTAATAGCTATAGGGGATTAAGCACATTACAATCTGCCGTCGACAATTTAAACACAGAAAAGGAAACTATACAATACAATTATAAGCAATTGAAAAACGGAGCAAGACCGAGCGGAGTTTTGGAAATGCCGGAAGACGCTACGCTAACAACCACAGAGTTTGAAAGATTAAAAAATCAGTTTAATGAAAATTATGCGGGTTCTGCTAATGCACATAAAATTGTTTTGCTTGAAGGTGGATTAAAATTTAAACCCACACAATTAAGTCCAAAAGATGCAGAGTATTTACAGCAGCGTAAATTAAATCGTGATGAAATATTGGCAATATACGGTGTTCCGCCTGCACAGGTTGGAATATTTGAGTCTGCGATAAAAGCAAACGCAGAGGAACAATCTAAAAATTTTTGGGGCAAAACAATTAAATACACTGCATCAAAAATAGAAGAACATTTGAACAAGCCGGATGTTGGTTTAATATCACGGCTTGGCGGTGATAATGGATATAAAGGGTATTTTGATTTTTCTGGCGTAGAGGCGCTAAAGGAAGATGTTGCTAAAAAAATCGAATCGGGTGTAAAAGCATTTGACAAAGGCGCAGTGCCGCCTAACTATTTTACCAAACTGCTGGGTCTGCCGCCGCTTGCAGAAGATAAGGGCGACCAGACATTTATCAATTTTAATGTTATACCATACGGCAAGATAGAAAATGATAATAAATCAAAATCTATTAAAAATAATAAGGCACAATATACCGAAGAACAGAAAAAAATATTATGGAAAAGATTTGATTTAGAAACAAAAAAATATGAAAACAAATTAAGAAAAGATTATAAAAAATTATATAGCGACCAGGTAAGCGATATAATTAATAATTTAAAAGACAGGGAATTGATAAATAATACGGTCGATGTTAATGATTTGTTTGATAAAAAAGAATGGCGTGAAAAATATGCGAATATGATTGAGGATTATACGTATCAGGTTGTGAATAATGCCGGCGAAATAGCAGAGACAGAAATATTAAGAACAAGAGATATCGGCGATTATGGCAAAAAACAATTTAATATAAATAGCCCTGAAGTTGAGGTTTTTAGACAAAAGCGGATAGATTTTTTTGCAAGAGAGGTAAATGAATCTCTGGCAAAAGAATTAACGGACACAATTCCCTCAATTATAGAGGGCATGGAGGAGAGAATAACAATTGATGCTATTGCATCGGGATTGCGGGAACGGCTAATCAATAAATCAGATTTTAGGGCGGCAAGAATAGCGAGGACAGAAGTTGTTACATTACATAATTTTGGATTACAAACGGCATATCATCAAAACGCAATACAAAAACATATGTGGCTAACACAAAGAGATGATTCCGTAAGAGATGAACATGAAGATTTAGACGGCGTAACTGTTATAATCGGGGAGGATTTTCCTGGTTATACCGACGGTTACGATTTAAGTTTTCCAAGTTCAATAAACGAACGATGCACAACAATACCAGTAATAGGAGATGAATTATGATAAAATCATATTCGATTGTAAAAAGTATTGATCAAAAAAAAGGCATAGTGCGATTTAGGTTTACCGATAAAACACTTGATCGGGATAGTGAAGTAATACTGCCTGGAAGCATGAACCTAAATAATTTCAAAAAAAATCCAGTACATTTGTGGCTGCACGGATATGATGAGCGTGGATTGCTGCCTATTGGCAAAACACCTGTTGATAGTATAGAGCAAACAGAAAATTATATTGATGCGGATGTGCAGTATAGAATTGAAAAAGACAGCAAAGGCAAGCCGCTTGATGAATTTGCATATAATATATTTAAAATGTATGCAGACGGTTATCTTAATACCGTATCGGTGGGATTTTGCGGAACACCAAGCATGAACGAATCAGACAGAATATATACAGATCAGCGTGGCGCAACGTGGACAAAAACAGAATTGTTTGAATGTTCAAGCGTTCCAATTCCTGCAAATCCGAACGCTGCCGCCGACGGTAAAAACCTAATATCGTCAATAACAAATCAAAAAATATATGATTATGGCGGATTAAATGCGTTTATAAAATTAAAGGCAGAAGAAAAAAACAAACAAAATGATTCTGCGGTTGTGCAGACATTAATATTTAACAAAGAAGTATTCAAAGAAGAAGAAGATGTAAGGGAATGGATAAAAGAGCATGATTTTAAAATATCGGATAATCCTGGAATAGATGAAACAGAAGGTACATGGAGAGTAAGGCAACGTGACCCAGAAGATTTTGAAGAAAATAGTTTCCGGACTATAGAGATTACAGATGGTGTTCAGGCTGTTATTGGAAAATTAAAAGATGACAAGTCAATCAAAACAGTTATACCGTTTAAAACATGGCCGTTGGAGCCGGAAGATACTGAATGGGATGCAGCAAAAGAAATAGCGAAAGCGGATATCAAGGATTTAAAAATAATGTCAACATGGTATGACAGTGAGAATGAAGAAATAAAAAGCGCATATAAACTGCCTCATCACAGAGCAAGTGATTATCATACAATATGGCGTGCAGTATCTGCGGCTATGGCTACACTGCTTGGAGCAAGGGGCGGCGTTGATATACCAGACAATGAGCGCAAGGGAGTATACAATCATTTGAAAAAACATTATGATGAGTTTGAAAAGGAGGCGCCTGAATTTAAAACATTAGAGCAGATAAAAAATGAGTCAATCCATAGTATATTAAGCGATACAGACGTAAAAGCTATAAACGAATTAATAGAAAAATTAAATAATATAATTAACATAAATAAAAAAATAAAGGAGGGCGGGAATCAGGAAATAAATTTTTTTGAATTATCGGACGATGAACAAAAAAAACTGATTAGAGAATTTATAAACATAAACAAATAAGGAGATACAATAATGGCAACATTTACAGAGGAGCAGAAAAGCCGCCTAATGAATCAGATCATAGAGGCTTTTGGCGAAAAAAACAAGGAAGAGGATAAAAAAGAAAGCACTGATAAGCTATTAGAAGATAAAATAAATAAAATGATTGCGGATTTTGAAAAAAACGAAAATGCAGAAGACAAGAAAACCCCTAACATTGATGACCCGAAGCTTGAAGTAACATCATCCGACAAGGTAAACAAAAAGCTTGCCAATAAATTATTTGGACTAAGCATTTTACACGCCGCTGCTAAAAAAAGCGAGAATATAAATTTTGACAACGCTTTTAAAAAGTATATCGGCCTTGATGTTGATGATGTAAACAAGGCAATTGGCGACGGTGCAGATATCAGGCAGGTGCTGGGCGATTATAATAACGAACATAAAGCGCTTGACGGCGGAACTGCAACAGGAGCCGAATATATACAGGCGGAACTCGGCAGAGAAGTTTTTGAAAGAGCAAGCAAAAAACAGAGAATTGAGCCTTTGTTCCAGTCAATAGATATGCCTACAAACCCGTGGAAATTCCCTGTGAAATCCGGACAGACGACTATATATCATCTCGATGCAAGTACAATGGGATCGGGTGCGAGCGCTACAGCTATAGGAGATAGCGAGCCTGCGACAGCCAATACAAACATAGAGGCTAAAAAGCTTGGCGGTCTTGTGTATCTTACAGAAGATTTTAACGAAGACAGCTTGATCGCTGCGATACCGTTTTTGCAGGATGATATGATTAGCGCAATGGGTAAGGCAAGGGATTATTGTATTGTACGTGGCGATACTGCTACCGGAGCAGCCACTAACGTAAATAATAATGCCGGATCCCCGACTACTACAGCAGGACAGGCAGATCGTTATCTTGCATTTGACGGACTTATTAAAAAGACATTTACAACAACGTATGGATTGCAGAAAAATGCAGGTGCTACACTTGCGCTTACTCATTATGCACAGACTGCGGCAGCGATGGACGATGATTTTATGGAGCAGGATGGCGTATGGTTGATGGGACACGCTACGTATTGGGCTACGGTTGATCTGTTGACAAAAACCGGAGACTACGGAACAGCCGGAACAATATCAAACGGTAAAATAGCAAGCCTATACGGGTTTCCTGTAGTAAAGGATAACCGTACAATGTTTTTGTCAGATGACGATGGCAAATATGACGATGTAACTGCCGGAGACAATGACCAGAAAAATGCATTGCTTGTAGATAAAACAGCAATTCGTATTTATAATTATCGCAGAGTAATTATAAAAAGCGACATGGACATAAAAACAGATCAGCGGCTGTTTACTATTACCAGTAGATTAGTTCCCGGATATCCCTTCGAGACAAGTACAAGCGTACCTGGTATTGTTTATCTTTTTAATGCAGACTAATAATAATAATGGGGCGGATTAATTCCGCCCCATAAATTAAAGGAGACAATTATGTTAAGAAATGATCTTGCAACTAACGTACCAAGACCCTCAAGCATGGATGCGGAACAGTGGATATCACAGCAGCAGGGCTGGGCGAAAGTCGTTAACAAATCGGGCGGCAATCTTGCCAAGGGCGATGTTGTTATACCGGATACTACAGCCATTACGGTTGTTGCTGCCGCAGTTGCAAGCGGAGCGCAGACCGTAGCCGATACTCTTGCGACGGAAAATGGTTTTTTCCGGCTTGTAGTTACAAATAGCGTTGCTGCTGTAGATGCAGAGGCTATAACCATTACCGGCACAGATGATAACGGTAACAGTATAAGCGAAGATATAACCTGTACTACAGATGCAAACGGCGAATGGATAAGCGATAATTTTTATTCGACGGTAACTGCAGTAAATTATAATAG